ATAGATTTACATCAAAGACAATCAAACATCAATGGTCATGTGATCAAAGTTGTAGAGTATTTGACTGTAAACCAAAAAGAATTGAAACATGAAATTACAAAACATAAAAATATTATGCTTGGATTACTTTGTATACAAGCTGTGTTTGCAGTTGTTATGATTGTTGAGGTACTTAAATGAAAATAGAAGATGAAGTAAAAATACTTGATGATGCTACTACTAAAGCAATTAAACAAGTTCAGAAAGAATCTAAATCAAACAAAAGATCTATTATAGATGAGTGGTTTAGATATGTTGAGCTAGTAGCTAAATTTATTAAAAAACAATTAAACTAGGAGTGTTATGTTATTTGATACAGTAGATATATGCAAATTTGGTCGTGTATATAATAGAAAAAATCAACCATTAGAATTAGAAAGTCATTTTTCTAATAACAATTTAATGGATGGCAAAAAACTTATTAATTTAGTATCTGAATTATCTGATGCTTGGGATGCCAGTCATTTAGATGTTCAAGTTCAAATTAGATTTGTACCAAGAGGTACAGGAAAGGATGAAGAATGAGTGATGAACTATTTGATTTAAGATATGCAATACAACAGTTTCTAGAAGATAAACTTCAAGCTGAAGTACATGGTGCTGGTTTAACTGTAGGAGAACCAGGTAGAATAGCAGATATTGAAGTATCTGTTGGTGATGCTAAATATTCAATAACAATAGAGGAGCTATAAAGATGTATAATGTAATAATATGGAAAGATAACGACAATGAAGATATTCATGTCTTTAAAAACAAACCAACATTTAAAGATTTATATCCATTGTTAGATTGTGATATGATTGAAATAACTAAAGGTTATAACAAAGAAATCCAAGACAGATCTTTTGATATGTATATGGATGAAGAATCTAAAATGAAAAATACTACATATCCTAATAAACGTGCTACAAAAGCATGGTATGAATGGCAAGAACGTACAGGTAGACAATGTTTACCTGGTGATTATATTGCTGGATCTGTTGCTATTATCAAAAAAGTTGATATAAAGTTAAAGGAGGTAGCATGACAGATATAAATACAGTAGTAGCTTGTGATTCAAAACTTATTGAAGAATTACGAGCCAAATTAAAGATTAGTGTCAAAAAGATATTAGATCTAAATAAAGAAGTAGATAGACTAACTGAAGAACTTCAATTAGCTGATTTAAAATACAAAGCTATTGAAGAAGCTATTAACAAAGAAGCTAATAACAGATTAAATAGAGGTAAATCAGATGACTGATCAAACACAACCAGAAATAATGGAAGTTCAATTAAAGAATAAAGCTAAACGTAATGAAGTTGAAAAACTTCAGAATAAATTAGATGAATATATAGAAGCATTGACTATTATTGATAGTGCTATATCATCTACATTTTTGTTAGATAAACATTCTTTAGAACTACAAAAGTGGGCTAAAGAATATAATAATTTAATTGGTCAAACTAAAATCTTAATACAAGAGGTAAAAGATGAGTAATGAAAATGCTTTAAGAGCTATGGTTGCTTCTAAGCAATTAGAAATTGATAAACTAAAAAAACGTATAAAGGAGATGGAAGATGGACAGCGAAATACTCAGGATAGAAAAGAGAATAAGAGGTCTAAACAGAATAACAGCAGCAATAAATGATTTATCTATTTATGGTGTATTCTATGGTAATTATCCAAAACTTGTAGAAACATTAGAGAAAGCTAAAGATGCTGTTAAGGATGAATTAAAGTCATCTAAGAAAAGATTAGAAACTTTAAACTTTCCAGAAGAAAGTGCTAGAGATTCAATTAATGAATTATATATTGATCAGACTTTATAAAATTCTTTCTAGAAGAATAGGTAAGCTAGAACCTACTGCAAGATAACGTACTAAGGCTTGTTAGTTTAAGTCCTGCAATCACCCATCAGGGAGACTTGGTGGGTGGCTCTTTGAATTAGGGGTTAATGCGTAATTGGCCTATTGGCGACAGTAGATTTAACCCCTATTAAATTTCAGTAATTTTTATAATCCAAGATTTAGGGATCATAGTTCTATCACCAAATGTAATACCATCTTCATCTTTATCGTATGATGCAAACAATTTTATTGAGTGTTTGTCTTTAGAGAAGATCCATCCTTCATTAACTGGAGTAGCCAGTTTCATATTTTTAAATTCTTTATCAGTTGCCCATGCACTGTCACTAACACAATCTACCCAATCAACACGTACTTTGGTATAAGGTATTTCATTAGTATCTTTATCTTTAATAGATTTTTTCTTTTTAATGTAACGTCTCTTTGTCATTAGCTGCCCAAATATAATCTTTAAAATCGTCTACTGTTTGTTTAGAACCTTCTTCATCTAAAACTAATTGAAGATAGGTACTATAGATTATGGCAAGAGCCATTGCGTCTGCAGCTTTAACAGACAAATGAGGATTTTGTTCTTGGATAAAATCACCTATGATCTCAGGTTTAACACCTGTAAGAAATGTATCAGAATAAGGTTTTTTAGCCTTTGTGAATTTATATATTTTAGCCATAAGAACGTACCTCTAGCGAGGATAACTAATATATTTATTTGGGTTGCAGTAGAAAATCAATATGTTTCTTAATCTTAGGTACAAGTTTGTTATATACATTGATCCAAAGCATTGAGTCATCATAGAAAAAGTCTTTGTTTTTCCACATATTTTGATGATGATCATAAAATATTTTACATATAGGTAATGGATCTATGTCTATTTTTTTCCAAAAATTACGTTCAGATAGACCACAATTATGTAATTGAGTATGATGTTTTACGCATAATGGTATAGTAAATTGATCACCAACTTTTTGGGATATACCTCTATGTTGTGCATATTGGATATGATGAGCATTGCAGCCATTTTGCTGACAGATAATACAAGGATTACTTGCTACCCATTTTAGGTATTTCTTGTCTTTTATTTTTAGTTCCTTGTCCTTTAATAGTGTTTCGCACTTTCGTGTACCCATAATATATACTTAACCTTGATAATCCTTCATGGACTCTATTAGATGCTTTACGTTCTGTCAAACCTAAATGATGTGCTATTTCAATTATTCCAAAGTTTTCCCAACAGAATAACTTCATAGCTTGAGCAAATATAGGACCTATTTCTTGATCACAATCATTTACAGAAAAAGCTGCACCAAGAGATGAAGTAATAAAATCTGTGTTTTTACCATCTACACGTTCTTTAAGATAATTACCTGATCCACCACCCATTAATTCACAAGCCAATCTATATCTAGAACCAGCTTCATATTCTTCAACAGATATGAGCTTACGATGGAACATATACATTAGACGAGATTCTCTAATGTTTAACCAGACTTTTTTTTTATCTCTGATTGTAGATATTAGTTCTGGTTTTTCAATCTGACGCATAATTAGTTTTATAATCTTCTTTGTATTTATCAACAAAAGATTTGAAATTATTATTATGTATATAATATTTGTTTAGTCTATAGACTCTATTCTTAGAGCATCTATGATGACGAGCAATAAGGCTTTTACACCCATACACTTTTGTAGGGTGCAAAATCCAACACAACAGGATAGACAAGTTATATATTTTATAATCTTGTTCACATCTTGCTGTCTTTTTACCTTTTAATACATCTATAGATATGTTAAAGGTAGAACTTAAATACTTTTGTATATTATAAACCATAAGGAGATGATTATGAAAATTGAGTATAGACATTCTGCTTCAAAAACTAATACGTTTATTGATAGTCCTGCATTTTGGATTATCAATGAGTTATTTGATTTTGAGTCAGAACCAAATGCTAGAATGATAATGGGTCTAGCAGCTGAAGATGCAGCTAATGATGCACTTCAAAACCAAATCACTGATGAAGATAGTATCACAGAAATGGCTAAAAGAAAATATATTGAACATTCTCGTGATGAAATGGATGATTTGTTACCAACTGAACATATTGATGATGAATACAATTGGTCAGCTATTATTGCAAATAAGTTTGTAAAAGAACTACCACAGTTTGGTAATGTAGTATCATGGCAAAATGAACTACAAGTACCAGGTACTAAATGGGGTTTAAAGCATGATATTATTTGTAAAACAGACTTTGAATTTGATGATGTAATTGTAGATACAAAAGCTACAGCATATATCAGAAGATTAAAGTCAGGCAAAGTAGATGCTAAATGGTATCCAAAACCTGCCGATATACGTCAACAATGCCTATATCGTGAGGTATTTGGTAAAGAAACTATGCTATTGTATTGTTCACCAAAAGATCAGTATTGTGTAGATATGGTTGGTCGTGATGATCTAAAAGAGATTATCAATGCTATGAAACATATAGAACACATACTTGACGTGTGTAAAACTAAAGAAGATGCAGTAAGATTATTTCCATTAGTTACAGAAAACTTTAGATGGAAAGGATCTGAAGGATCTGTGGATTACGCAAAAAAACTATGGGAAGAATGTTTACAATAGTGTATAACTAATTATGCAAAAATTAGGAAATATAATAAAACAAATCAATAGGAGAAATATGGAAACAGAAACATTTGAATGCTCGTTTAGAAAAGCATTTGAGAAAGATAATGGTGGAGTTACAGTATATGTTACCAAAGATGATGGTACAGATATGACTGTATATGGTGAGGCTCTTGGAGCTTCAAGATGGCAAAAAGGTGCTAGATTGAAGATTGAGGCATTACCTATTAGAACTAGTAAGTCTGGTAAACAATATCAAACTGCTAACTCTATTGAATTACTTGATGGTGAAGTAGCTGCAAACCCTGTGGGTTCTGCTACAAATCCAATAACAATCAAAGATCCAAATGCTCAATGGAAAGAAAAGTATAGACTTACCATGAGTAATCTTTTGGCAGCATCATTGCAATCAGGCAAAGATGTAGACTTTGATCAAATTGATGGATATGTCAGAAAAATCTTAGATGCATCAAAAGGATCATCTGATGATTTGGAAGATGCACCATTTTAACAAAACACGCATCATCTCTCTTTGTTAGTGTGTAGGGTGGGGTCGAAAGATCCTGCCCTTTTTTATTATGAACGATTATACAATTTTTAAATTAGAATTAGAGTTGATGGGATTCGATACTTTTGATAAAGATATACAAATTAGAAATTTATATAAAAAAAAAATGGAGAATATAAATGATTACAGAGAAACGATTGGAAGAAGCATTAAAATATCTAGCAGATACAGACGTACAAAATGCTGAAACTAATGCTAAAGTTAAATATTTGGATAGACTTCTTAAGAGGAAGAAAGCTCTCCATATCACAGGTAATACTCATGATAAGAGTATTTCTGCTAAAGAACAATCATACTATGCAAGCGAAACTTATGAGAAAGCTATTCAAGAATTATTTGATGCAGAGGTTGAAGCAAGCACAATTGAGAATAAAAGAGATAAAGAAGGAATTATAATAGATCTCTTTAGAACATTAGAAGCTAGTAGACGTAAAAATAATATATGATCTATAAATTTAAAAAATGGGTAACAGTTCCTGCTTATGCAGAAGTTATCATTAGTGCTAATTCAGATGAAGAAGCATTAAAGATTGCTAACAAAATAGATTTAAAAACTATTACTTGGCAGGAACATGATATAGTAGAGCATCGTACTACTTATGAAGTGGTAGAAGATGGCAAGAACACCTGAGCAAAAACTTTTTTTATCAGTGATAGTTCAAGCAGTACATGATGCATCTTACAAAGGTGTAGATATTTATTATCAAACTTATAGAGATGCTGCTATTGCTTGGCTTACTGGTAACTCAGAGGACTTTAGAACTGTGTGTAGATTAGCTGATTTAGATCCAGATCGTACTTATCAAAAGATTAACAAAGCTGTTAAGTATGATATATCTAAAGTAAGACGTAATCATTATATAAAACAAAAACCAGATCGAGATTATCGACCTGGTCGTTATAGATTAAAATTTGACTGATAAAAATATATTTAAAGATATGAACTATGAAACCTTAAATACTCAGGTTGATGGCGATCATTATTCAAAAATGAAAGTGCAACCTGCTTACTTTATAAATGAAAACAATTTACCATTCGCTGAAGGCAATGCCATTAAATACATATGCCGACACAAGAAGAAAGGTAAAAAGAAAGATATAGAAAAAGCTATTCATTATTTACAGATGATTATTGAAAGGGATTACAGTTAATCCATCATTCTGTCAATATGATTATAAATACGACCTATTTGTTTATCTATAGACATTATTTCTTCTGTAAGCATACCAATATGTA